TATCTTTTCCTTCGCCGCCAATAATGTCAGCAAATGGATAAGTTACATTCAATCCGTGTGCTCGCAAATTTTTGATAGCCTCAGCCCTTGTTGCCCCAATCCCAGTTTGCTCTGCAAGCCTCGCCATCTCTTCTACAATAGTTTGCTCGGCTAGTAAAATTCTATTTTTAATTTTTGTCAAAATATTTTTTCTTTGCCTCATTACCTTTCCGGGCTTAGGCGACTGACCTTCTACTTTAAATTCTTTATCTAATGTTCTAAGATAAGATAAATCTTCTGGTAACTCTAATCCCAGCTCAGTGTAAAGCTCGACAAGTTCTCTTGCATGAATAGTTGTTTTATCTACAACATCAAGAACTGATTTAGCACCAGCACCAGTTAATGGCACTACGGCTGCTGATAATTTTTCAGATAAGTTTTTTAAACCTGTAGCTAAATTAGTTCTCAATTGCGTTATATCTGGAACGCTGGCAGCAATATCATTAGCCAAATTTTGAGGTAAGCTACTTAAACTTGCTAAATATGTTCTTAATTGTGCTACACCTGCCGCATCTGAAAGATCGGGGCTGCTAGTTAAAACTGTTCCCCTGCCAAGAAAATCTTTAATTCTTCCAAGAATACCTCTACCACCACCGGGAGCTTTTGGCGCATCCCCGCTTGCCGCCGCTGGCGGTGTTACTGGTGATGTTGCTGGTGGTGTATCTGCTGATGGTGCGGATGGACCGCCACCTGGAACAGCCGGGGCATTTGAACCTCCAGGTCTACCACCTTGAAAACTATTACCGATAAATGTGTTTTTCATAAACACAGTGTCTGTTAACGCAGTTCTTACAGCATTAGCCATATCGTCAGTAGCGCTGGCTGCTGCCTCACCTATTTCACCAACAGCATTAGCCGCAGAAGACTCTACGGCTGATCCAATATTCATATATATAGATCTAGCCATTGCCTCTGAGCTTGGTAAATTAAATTCACCTTTAAATAATTTTTTAATAGCACCGACATTTGGTTGCTGTCCTGGCGTTAACCCAGCCTGCGCAAGTTTTTCTTGTAACGGAACTGATAATCCGCTTATTCCTGCTTGACCAAAACGATTTCTTCCTTTTAATAAAATAGAATTTTCTGTAAATTGAATAGCTTCACGATATCCTTTTAGAGCTTTACCATTAGATAAAAACAAATCTTGAACTGTTATTAATTTTGATGCCGTACCACTAAGCGCACCTGTCATTTTTGAGAATGTTGCTGTTGCAGCTATGCCAAAGTATTTAACAGCAGTTCCAAGAACTCTAAAGCCTGGAATTAGAAGAGCACTAATTGTTAAAAAACTTAAAAATGTTTTAACCCCTTGATCCATGTTTGCAAGAAAATCTCTAACTTTAGCAATAATTGGATTTAAAAATTCAATAATAGGTTTAAAAGCTGTAACAAAAACTCTTCCAATAGATATCATTGCTTCTTTAAGAATTCTAAATTGAACAATAGTTGTTTCTAGTTGGATCTGTAATTCTTGATCCATTTGTTTACCAGCAACATCCTCAACCCTAAATCCAGTAGACAAGAATATTTTTCCAGCTTCAGTTTGAACTTTAGAAAGAAAATCCCCTTGATATCTTTGTGCCAAAACATCAAACGCTTCTTTTTGAGCAGCTCTATAAATGTGAGCTCTTTGTGTTAAAACACCATTCATGTTTTCATTAGCTTGCGTATTTAAGTTAGATATATCAACTAAATTTCTTACGGCAATTTGTTCTTCATTAATAGCAGATAATCTACGATTTACAGATTTCTCTAATGTAAATGCTATGTCTCTTTCAACTGAATTAGTTTGCGACAAAGCCTCTTGAAATTGAGCAAGTTGTCGAATAGCAACTTCCATTCTTGGTCCCTGGCGAACACCAAACAATCTTGCAAACAATTCTAGCGTGCCTTGCTCACCTTTAAGTCTTAATAATGAATTAAATCCATCAACAAGTTGTTGAATATTCTTGACACCTACACCAGACGCATACTCAAAATCATCACCAAGAGCTTGATTTAGCTCACCAATAATTTGGGTATTTTGTTTTGTCATCGCAACCATTCTTTGAAGCGACACTTTAATTGAGTTTGCAGAAGCCCCCACTTGGAATCCAGCTGCAACCATCGGTGCAAGAACTGCCATTGTTTCTGTCATAGACAAACCGAAAGTAGTAGCTGCAGCTGAAACTTCTGGGAAAGCGTCGGCAATATCTTTAAGGGCTAGTGTTGTTTTATTTTCAATTAAGTTAAATTCAGCCATTTGACTTGTTAATTCCGCAATTGTCTGATTCATAAATTCAATATTTGTTAAATCAACATTAATACCTTGCTCTCTTTTAATTCTTAAAATATTTTGCAATACAGATTCAACAAATTTTTGAGATTGAGCAATATCAACATTACCCAATTTTTCTACTGCCGCAGTCAATTCAACAAGACCAGCAATACCAGCTTGTGTTGAAACACCCAATTCTGCAAAGTCTCCGGCTATCCCTTGCAATAAAACACGGCTTGTTCCATACCTTTGCGTAATCTTGTCAAGCATGAGACCAAGACCATCTGTAAATTGTTGAGCACCAATTCTTGCTTTCTTAAACGCATCTTCTGATGAAGCACCAACCTTATAAAAGTTATCAATCATAAGCTTAGTTACTCTTGCAGATTGCGATTCTAAATCTGCCATGCTAAAGAAAGCAGTTCTTAAACCTCTTACCAGTGGCAAAGTTGCTATTGAAAAGCTGTAAAAAGCTCTATTGGCTGCTGTCAATGAAGTTCTTGCTTTATATGCCCATTGATCAAGCGCATTTCGTTTAAGAGCAGATGCCAGAGTATCTGAGGATTTAGATACTGCTAATAAATGAGTAGCTTGGGCTTGTAAATTTTTAGAAACGGCGGGGTTTGAAATGCTAGCTTGTGCTATAACTTTATTTAAAGCACCATACTGAACCGCAGCTGTTTGCGCAGCCGCACCAGCTGCGGTTGTAGCTTGTGCCAAAGCCATGTTTTTTGAAGCTAAAATTCCATAATTACGAGCACTTTGTTTTGTTAAATTATCTAGCACAGATTGAACACTTGAGGCTTTTTGCGCAGCTGCTGAATAGGATGCAATTTGTGTCGTTAATTGATTTAAACTACGACTTAATATAGCCGATGCACTTGCCGCATCTCCTATATCAACAGTGGTTTTTATATGAAGATTGCCAATATCAGACATAATTTAGCCACATTAATTATTACACATTAGGTAAATAAAATCAAATATTTTTAGGAGTTTGTTCATATCCAAGACCAATTCCCATTTGAGCAATATCAAGTCCTTGGATAATTCTCTTTGGCTGAGGATCGTACCAGTCTTCATCGAAGTCAACATCTGCGCCTTGTGCTGCAGCAGCTATCTTCATTGCCGTACTTGTCTCATTAACAGCCGCACGATAGAGAAGGAACAGCTCGTTGAGAGTTAAGCATGACTCTAACTCTCCGATGCTGTTCCAAGCTCCGGTTTTTATAAATATTTCAGATTCATATTTGAGAAGAGGGATATCTTCCCAACTTGTGTCGGAAGATACTTCACTCCCCTCGCCTAGAAGGAAGGGTCGGACCCCATTGCGGCTGACATAAGAGCACCGAAGGAGCGTAAGTCTAACACGTCCTCAAGCTTTTCTTTATCCGCAGCCAAGTCAGGATCAACGACAGCCAGGGCAACCGCAGCAGCCTGAACCATCACATCAATGTCTGCATCCTCAAGAGCCTCATTGGTCTTAAGATCTTTAACAATCTTCATAAACTTTCGAAGATTACGAATTGTTAATGGCTTAATCGCTCTCTTCTTTCCATCTGCGAAAAGAATTTCGGTTCCTGCCAGGATATCCTTATTATCACTCATTTTTAAAGCACCTCGCTTTGTTGTTAAAATAAAGAAGCTCTCGCTCCCTTACCTATCAAGTTTATCACAAGATAGTAGGTTGCAAGAGCAACTTTACGATTTTTCAATCAAATTATTGCTGATCGATAATCTTGCCGTATTCGTAGTTTGTATCCGCCACTGTGGGAAGGATACGGAAGCCAACGGTGAACATCGTTGCCTCTGCACGCTTCATGCTGATCATCGATGATTCCATCGAGATTGCACGCTTTGTGTAGAATTTACGAGTCTTAACCGCAGCTGCCGACGAACCCGGAGCTGAGCCAGTAATAACCAAGCCCTTTTCACGTGGATAGACGTTCTGCGTACCGAACAGGAATGTGTTCGTGCTACCAGGCGAACCTTCAAAGTTTGCCTTCACATCATCGCCACCTGTTGTGTCATCATAATTCCATGCAATTGCAAGGTTATTAAGTGTTGACTCAGCAAGGGTTGTCTTAACCATTACCTTAACTTTTGATTGAATGAGCTTTGCTGCATCACCAAATTGATCAATTTCAATATCCACAATATCCGGCTCCCAAGAAATCTCGACACCATTTTGTGTAGCGCCGATATCTGCGAAGTTGTCCATTGCGGCAATTGTAGTTGCGTTAGCGTTTGTACCAAGTTTAAGTGTTGCCTCACCAACGACAATATTTGCGACATTAACTGCCATTTGAATTACCTCCTAATTTATCCAGTCGAAATATCCTTCGACCGTTCTTATCACGCCAATTAGCGATCTTAGAAATATGTGATGGATTTACCTCCCCGAGTCTTTTTCCAATTCCAAGGGATTTATTCCATTCAAATTCATATATAGAACTTCCAACTTTTGCTATATAGCCAGGAGTTTTCCCGACATAAGTAATTGTAACAAATTCCATACAGAATATATTGTACCATATCTTTTTTTATACATTAGATATTCTAAAATCTAAATTCATTCTATACCAGCCTTCCTTTTCTAAAGGCACGGCAAGGCTAGAATCCATCTGTGCCGATGTTAATATCCTACGGTTTGCACCTGTTGCCGCCACTCCGGTAGACTTGGCAACCTGATCTGCTCTGCCTAATTCTCTAATAAACAATTCTGATATACTAAACAGCCTTGCCACATCTGTATCAAATATTGAATATCTAACGACATCCCTTCTCATCCAATATTTATCTGAATCCGGTATGAGGGGGTTGTAATAATAAACAACATACGGGGCTGTGGCATTTGACGGAGCTACGACTGGATAGAAACTCATTTGCTTACCAGCAGCAGAAACAATATCTGAATTTGTTTTTAAATGATTGTTAATATCGTAAATAGGCAAACTCATATTTTGATCCCTAATTGATTTTTAATTCTATTTGTTAAAACTTGTTTTATTTTTAAACCAATATCCGAATATAAACCACCGGTTGTATTTTGATAATAATAATAATCTTCATCTAAATTTTTAATGTCCATAGTGATACCATCAACGGATGGAGAAATCTCAATTTCAGTTTCTTGAAAATAAGAAGTATCAAATAAACTTTTTACTTCAGATTGAGAAGAACCGACTGCTTCTGCGACAGCGGATTGAATATTGATATTTATCATATCAAGCTTGTCAATAATTTTTGATAGATCATTTGTAACTTGAACTTTAAACATTATACCTCCACCACTCTTCTTAAAGAAATAATGATGTGATGTTTTCTACCGGACGGAGTGAATTTGGGCTGTATTCCAACAATTTCATATGTGTCAGTTTCAATTTGATTACCTTTTGAATCAGTAATATTTGTTATTCTATTATCAAAACTAATATATTCTTGATACATTGAAGGAACTATCCCTTCATATTTTGAAAGATTGTCAACATATGGCGACAATCTTCTGTCACTGGATGATGTTGATTGTGTAGTGGGAGCTTGAAATTGAAAAACTATTGTAGCCGTTTTAGAAAAAGCGGCGTACTCTTGCCCAGCAGCATTTGTAGTTGTTGTTTTTGCATAGACATCACATTTATGTGGAAAACGAAAAAACGTTTTGTTAGACATTTAGACCACATAATCCATTACAAATAATGTATAATCCATCAATAAAACATCAGCATCAATGTTACCAGTAGATTCATAGAAGTCATCTTTAATGTCGTATTTAAGAATATCCATATCTATAGATTTTATACCGTGTCTTCTAAAATCAGAATCATTATTCATCATATCTTCCAACAATAAATCTGCTGCTTGAATAATATTATCTGGCACGTAATCCCAGCCAAAACTTCCTTCAATTTTATAATCATCATCTTCATCAAATTTTGAAGATATTATAGTTGTAATTAGGCTATCCAAGAATGATCTTTTAAATTGAATGTAGTAGGTAGAATTAAAATTATGAGGTTCTTTGCATTTCTCTACGTTATTGAGAGTTGCATTAGTTGAATCATGAAGAACAACTTGATCTTCATCTCCAACATTTACAGTAATTTTTGTTAATGTATTTATGGGATACGGAAGATGTAGTGTTCTTTTATTCGAGCCTGAAATTTCAATATATTTATTTGGATAGTAATCAAATGATTGACCACAAAATGTATTAATAATATTCCGCACTCGTTTTTCCATCTTATCAAATTTTTCGTAATAATCGTTTTCTAAATCTGGATGATCTGTAAAGAATGTATCTATATCTGCATACGGCGTATACACATTAATATGTTGTGACTGGGTATATGATGTACCCGACATCGTATAAGTAAAATCAGCTCTATGCTTTCCCGCGCTATTTAAAATGTAAATACCAGATGCTTGTTGTCCATATGTAATCGTATAAACACCGGCACTTGTCCTTGTTGCATTAGTCGGACCAGAAACTAAAGAACCAAATTCGTGATAAAGACTAACAGATACGACATTACTTGCCGGGTCGCTTGGAAGTGTCAATGTAAGAGTTTTACTTGTATTAATTTTGACATCATCCATAATACTCAATTGTACCAGAAATTAGGTTTTACGCCTTAAAACGCTTGCATTGCCATTTCAACTTGAAGTGCAGAAACATCATCGTTAATTTGTTGAATATTAAAATATCCGCTTACATCAAAAGTTACCACTGTATTGCTTGCATTCTTATAAAATATTAAACCATCCGCATAGTTAATTGCAAGCTCCCCATATTCCAAAGCGTTAGCAGACGGAACAGAATTTGCCGTACCAGATCTTTTAAGTTTTACAATGTTAGCCATATGGCTCCTTTAGAAAGTACCACCATCAACAGTAACATTGTCAAGATTTGTTCCGCTAAGAACGGTGACTCCTGCAATTTTAAACACCTTCCCTGATAGGAGATTTAGGTGTTCCGATGATGTCCAAGAATCAGTAGCATCAACCCAGTTAAATGTTTTGTCTGTTGCACCTTTAACTGTAATGCCAGCACCATCTGCTGTAACATCTGTTGGGCTGTCAATATTTGCAATAACAACATTTTTATCTTCAACAACAAGAGTTGCTGTATTCAGAGTTGTTGTATTGCCTTGAACAGTCAAATCTCCAGTAACGACAAGATTGTTTGAAATTGTTACGTTTGCTGGGAGGCTTAGCGTTACTGCGCCAACACCAGCATTTGAAACAGTAATTTCATTTGCCGTACCCGTCAGCCCCGTAACG